TTTTTGACACTCGGAAAGCACAAGCCGAACATAATAAACGACCTAGACATCTTAAATTAGAACAGGAACACGAAAATACATCTGAGGAAATTCCCAGCAAACCAGACAAGTTTTCTTGTGAAAAATGTGGGTTTAAAAGCAATAAAAAAAGCAATTATGAATCTCATTTAACAACATTAAAGCATAATTCAATAATAACTAGAACTGAAAACGAGCATAATATATACACTTGTTCTTGTGGTAAGATATATAACGCACGTAATAGTTTATGGTATCATAAACAAACTTGTAATAAATTAAAAGATGAAGATACCCCTGATTCATCTGAAGAACCACAACAAGATGACAAAACATTAATATTAGAGTTATTGAAGCAAAATAAAGAATTACACGAAATAGTTATAGAACTTGTAAAGAATGTGAGAACAAGCAATTAACAATTATACTATTATATTATTAAATAATTTTACGCGAAATAAACATAAAAAAGAAATGGCTACGAAAATAAAAAATGGACATTTATAAAATGTCCAAAATTCATTTGACCAAGATAGTTTTGTTTTAATACTTTTCCAAAAAGGTGATTGTGATGATATTGCAGTATTTTTGGAAAATTGTGTTATATTTTTGTTTGCATAAATTTTTTAAGTATATTATGAAAGTAATGATATAAAGCATTTTTTATGTATCCTAATCATATATAAAAGATACATTTAGGATACAGTATAAATGCCTAAAAATGCTGATAAATATTATTGTGAAAAATGTAACTTTAAATGCAGCAAACAAAGTAATTATGACATACACTTAGCTACTGCTAAACATAAGAAGATACTTAATGATACAGACCAAATGCACACGTCACGTATGTACTCTTGTGATAAATGTGGACAGGAATATAAATATCATTCTGGTTTGTGGAGACACAAACAAAAATGCATCATAACGAAAGAAGAAGTAGTCACTCCCCCAAGCACTCCTCAACCGCAACAATTTGACTCATCTTTGATAGTGGAGTTATTAAAGCAGAATAAAGAGCTTCACGAAATGGTAATCGGATTAGCAAAGAACGCTGGAAACACAACGAATAACAATACAATAAACAACACAACGAATAACAATAAGTTCAACTTAAATGTGTTTTTAAATGAGACGTGTAAGGATGCTATAAACTTAAATGATTTCATTCAGTCAATAGAACTGACAGTAAATGATTTTATCAATACAGGTGAAGTAGGTTATGTAAGAGGAATATCCGACATAATGTTGGAGCGTATTCGTGATATGGAGCCTCACGTAAGACCAATCCACTGTACTGATTTGAAACGTGAAACGGTGTATGTAAAAGACTCTGACATCTGGGCGAAGGAAGATGAGAATAAAACCCATATAAGGAAGGCAGTTCGTATAGTAGCAAATAAGAACAAAGCTCAAGTTCATCCTTGGATAGAAAAGAACCCTCAGTATGACATATTAGACACACCGGAGTGTGATAAATTCTTTGAATACTCAAAGGCATCATTAGGTGGGTATGGCAAAGAAGAGGATGAGAAGTTTGAAAAGAAGATAATCAATAATATCTTGAAAGAAACTGTAATTGATAAGAATCTATTGACCTAAATTAGTTAAAAAAATCATATAAAGTTTATATAGTTAGTATTATATAATGACGACGGTAGACGTAACTAAGTTAGAAGTTCTGAAAGGAAGAATAGAATGTCTTGATAAATTTCAACAAGTAGAAATTTTAAAAATCTTGTCAAAAAATCTATGTAAATTAAATGAAAACAAGAGCGGTATTTTTGTAAATATGACATTTCTAGAACCTAGTGTTGTAGAAGAAATGGAAAAGTATATGTCATATGTAGACGACCAAGCTGATACATTTAAGACAGTAGAATACCAAAAGGAAGAGTTCAAAAATATAATCCTAGAACAAGACCAACCTGAAGATACAATCTCATATAGATATGCATAAATGAGATAAAGAGATGTCCTAATATTTATACAGTAAACTAAGATGTCCGAATTCTGTAACAACCTATTTTTTTATGACAATCCCCCTATTGAATTGTCACAAATAATTTCAAATCTGAAACCACATATGTATACAAACGAGACGATTTTGCCAGAAAAATATGAAGTAAAATCCCAGGTTCCCTCTGTGGAAAAGTCAGTAGTATTGAAGCCCCCAGTAAAAGAAAGAGTGCCTTTACCCACTATAGAAACAATAAGCCCAAATCAAAAAGACAGTTTATTTTGGTGTTTGTATATAATTTCGTATGGATATGCTGATTTTATACAGGTAACGCGAAATCATCGTGTTAGACAATTAGAAGTTCAAAAACAAGTAATAGATTTAATTCAGAAGGACAAAAACGTAATGAAAAATACAAACGTAAAATTTACGAACATTGCGATTCAAGAGTTAACATCAGATTTGTTAAGTATAACCAAGGATATAAATTATAGTGTAGCAATGGCGCTATGTGTTTTATATAAGATAAATATTAATCTGGTAAATAGAGAAAAGGGTGTATATGTAAAGTTTATTTCAAACTCGGATGTAGAATTACCTACATACGCTATTTATCGCGAAGATACACATAGGTACAGTGTAGATATTGAAGCATTGTCGCCAGAAAAACTGGAAAGCATGAATGAATTGATATGTTTAGAAAGTTATTTGACACCATTAAAGACAATTTCAAATTATAAAATCGTAGAATTAATGGAAAAGGGCAGACAATTAGGCTTGTTAGATGATGATAAAAAATATAAAAAGAAAGAGATATATGACCTCGTTTATAACAAGATCCGTTGGGAGTAAAGATACAAAATTGAAATAGATATAAAATAATATATGAATTAATATATATTATATTATGACCGAACATACAGATAGGGAACCAACAAAGATGTCCAAAGCACAAGATAAACCGGTACGTACAACAAAGCAAAATAAAGAAGACTTTGAACGTATTGTGGGACAGTATTTAGAAAGTAACCCTATGATTTCCATGAACAATAAAGTGAGTGAACTGGAAATAAGATTTGGCACAAATCCAAAAATATCAAAGCCTATAAATAAAATGGGATATGATAATGTAGTAAAGCAATTATATGCGTGTGGATTTAAGCCCGAAAATAGTCGCGGTAATCAAATTTTACGTATCCAAAATGAGTATGTAGATAATCGTACAGGACAGATAAAAATGTCAAATATTCGTGCTGAAATAGTAGGCTCCGATCTGATTCAGGAATATTGTCGCACAAATAACCTTCAAAAAGTAATTGATATGCCATCTACACTGTTTAATAAGATAAAGTTTACACAGAAGATGTCCGCGGTAGATAGTAAGGGTGCGTATATTCGTAAATTAGATATGGAAGATTTCAATTTCCGCGTTTCTTATCAAACAGAGCAAGATTTCAACGTCCAATCTGGATTATCTAGAAATATCATATCAAAGTGGGTTGACTCTAAGAAGTTATTTCGTTCTATGAATCGTGTGCGCTTTTATCACGACGAATATCCTATATTTGCTGATATAAGTATTGTGAAGGGTTCAAAGCGAATGAACCGTATTCCAGTCCCCCAATATACGATTCAAGAAGCGGAGGTATTTTCCGGGCAAGAAAGTTACGAGATTGAGTTAGAAATCGACAATGCGAAAGTCGGAACAGGAACCGTATACGACAACCCAACCAGATTAATGAATGATTTACGCAAATGTATTCGTATAATTTTGAGTGGTTTACAAGAAAGTAAATACCCAATCCCATATAGCGAACAAGAACACGTATTACATTCTTATATGCGTATGGTTCGCGGTGAAGAATATCAAGTAAAGCGTGTCTATCCCAAGGATTTCATTGGTCCAGGTTCATTTACACTGCAACTAGAAAACATAATAGCTCCTATAGAGGATTCATCCATCGTAAATATAAGAAATAATTATTGTGTAACTGAGAAGGCAGATGGAGATAGAAAATTATTATATATTTCAAATAATGGTAAAATCTATTTAATTGATACAAATATGAATGTAATTTTTACAGGGTCAAAAACAAATGAAAAGACTATATTTAACAGTTTGTTAGATGGAGAACATATTCGCGAAGATAAACACAATAAATACTTGAATATGTTTGCTGGATTTGATTTATATTACGTGAATGGTAAATCGGTTCGTGAATATCCGTTTATAAATTACTTACTTCAAGATGAATTAGAAGAAGGACAACCCGAAAAAGAAATAGTGTCTAAGAAATTCCGTCTTGAATTACTGAGTGAATTAATAGAATTATTAAAACCGATTTCAATCTTGGAGAGTTCATCAAATGCTGAAGTTGAACCAAAGGAGAATAAGAAGACAAATGATTTAATTGTAAAGTGTAAAAGTTTCAATGCTGCTAGTGAATATGGTAATATATTTAATGCCTGTTCCAAAAAGTTATCAGATATAAATGATGGATTGTTTGAATATACAACGGATGGATTGATATTTACACCTATGGATTTACCTGCTGGAGGAACTATGGTAAATGGTTCACCAGGTCCATTATATAAATCAACTTGGGAAAAGTCGTTTAAGTGGAAACCCGCCGAGTTCAATACAATTGATTTCTTAGTCTCAGTAAAGAAAGACAAAACTGGTCGTGATGAAGTTCATCATATTTTCCAAGACGGTCGTAATTTGGAGGGTAACCAAGAAGTTATCCAATATAAAACGTTAGTATTAAGATGTGGTTTTGACGAACGTAAGCATGGTTATTTAAATCCGTGTCAAGATATATTAAATGATAAATTGCCAACCCCTGAAGATTTGGATAATAATGATACATATAAGCCAGTTCCATTTCAACCAACAAACCCGTATGATGAAACCGCTCATTTGTGTAATATTTTATTAAAAGGAGATGAAACAAATATGTATATGATGACAGAAGAAAATGAGTATTTTGAAGATGATATGATAGTAGAATTCAAATATGTAATGAGTAATGATGACGGATGGAAATGGGTTCCTCTCCGTGTGCGATATGATAAGACAAGTGAATTACGTGCTGGTATGAAGAATTACGGAAATGCCTATCACGTAGCAAATAACAATTGGCATTCTATTCATGACCCAATCACTGAGTATATGATTTCTACTGGTGAAAATCTACCTGAATATGAACGTAATGATGATGTATATTATAACCGTTCAAATGACGAGACCAGCACACAGGGATTGCGTGATTTCCATAATTTAGTTGTAAAGAAGAACCTAATAATGGGAGTATCCGAGCGTGATGATACGCTAATTGATTATGCCGTAGGAAAGGCAGGTGATATGTCAAAATGGATACGTTCAAAGTTGAAATTTGTATTAGGTGTAGATGTGTCAAAAGACAATATTCATAATCAAGTTGATGGTGCGTGTGCTCGGTTCATCAGAGCAAATAAAAAATACACAAAAATGCCAAAAGCTCTGTTTGTAACTGGTAACAGTAGTCGTAATATTCGTAATGGAGATGCTTTGGATACAGACAAAGATAAACAAATAATAAAAGCGGTGTTTGGAAATGGACCTAAGGATATTTCCTTATTAGGTAAAGGTGTATATAATCAATATGGAGTAGCTGAAACCGGATTTAATGTAAGTTCGTGTCAATTTGCTATGCATTATTTCTTTGAAAATAAGACAACATTCCATAGCTTTATTCGTAACATAGCAGAATGCACGAAAATCAATGGTTACTTTGTTGGCACTTGTTATGATGGTAAACAAGTGTTTAATATTCTTGAAAATAAAAGTAAAGATGAGGGCATTACGATATTGAAGAATGACCGTAAAATTTATGAGATTACTAAGATGTACGACCAAACCGGATTTCCAGATGAAGAAATGAGTTTGGGGTATGCGATAAATGTATTTCAGGAGAGTATCAATAAGGTATTCCGTGAATATTTGGTAAACTTTGATTATCTAATTCGTATTATGGATGATTATGGGTTTGTATTAGTGACAAAAGAAGAGGCAATCGCAATGGGATTACCGGATGGCACTGGATTATTTTCCGAATTATATTCAGCTATGGAACAAGAAATAAAACAATATCCAGCACGTAAGAATGATTACGGTAAAGCCCCTTATATGTCTCCAGAGGAGAAGCAAATCTCATTTATGAACCGATATTTTGCTTTTAAGAAGGT